GCTAACCTTAACGTTGATGACACCGGTAACACCTTCGCTGGTGTTCTGCAAGGTAAGTATCGTGTATACATCGATCCTTATTCTGCAAACCAGGCAGCACAACAATACTACGTTGTTGGTTATAAGGGAACCAATCCTTATGACGCTGGTCTGTTCTATTGCCCTTATGTTCCCCTCCAGATGGTTCGTGCCGTTGGAGAGAACTCCTTCCAGCCCAAGATTGGCTTCAAGACCCGCTATGGTCTGGTTGCCAACCCATTCGCAGAAGGAACCACCCAAGGTCTGGGTCGTCTCAAGGTCAACGAGAACCGCTACTACAGAAGAGTTCAAGTCAAGAACCTCATGTGATTCATATTCACAAACTTCTGGGAGACCTTCGGGTCTCCTTTTTTTATGCCAATAAATAGTAAAAAGTTCTAATAAAAAAATGCCTTATCATATTAAGAAACAAAGCATTTTAGACTCTTCAGTTACATTATACTATGCTGGAAACAGACGTTGGTGTGATGATTTTTCTGAGAGACAGCAATTTGCTAAAGAGTCAGATGCAACTGGTCTGATGGTCAATCCTGATGGAAAGAATGGCGGATGGTCAGGAGCAAGCGTAGTATCTGAATAATGTCAACTTCAAATATATTTCAAAGGCAGATAGAGAATAGAAATTTTTTATCTCCAACTGGATTTAAGTTTGTATTGAATAAAGCGCCCAAGGTTGCATTTTTCAGCAACTTTGCGATGATCCCTGGGATGACGCTTGGCACTGCTATACAACCAACTTATCTCAAGGATATTGATTTACCTGGAGATAAAATTTTATTTGATGATTTTACTTTACGATTTATCGTAGATGAAGATCTAAAAAATTATTTGGAGATTCAAAACTGGTTGAGAGGTATTGGATTTCCAGAGAGTCTGAAAGAAATACAAGATCTACAAAAGAAAAAAGAATTTGTCGATGCAGATCCAGGAACGTTTAGAAACATCTTTTCAGATGGAACACTGACTGTATTAACGAGTTCACAAAATCCAAATTTTCTAGTCAAGTTTAGCGATCTTTGGCCATACAACTTGACAACTCTAAATTTCGATGCTACCAATGCTGATATACAGTACTTTACAGCAGAGGTGTCTTTCAAGTATACTATCTACAATATCACTGATTTGTCTGGCAAAAAACTATGAGCCTTGATCTTGAAGCAATTCAAGGTATGTGGGAAAAGGATTCAAAAATTGACAGAGACAATTTACACGAAGAGTCTTTGAATATTCCATCTCTTCACGCAAAATACTTTGAATTATATAATACCATATTTCTACTAAGAAAGAAAGCAGAACAACAGAGAAAAAATATTAGACACGAAAGGTACGAATACTATTCAGGTAAAGCAGATCCTGATGTGTATATTCAAAATCCCTTTCCTAAAAAAGTTAGAGATAAAGATACAATGACAAAGTATCTTGACGCTGACGAAAAATTGTCTACAGTGTGTTTGAAAATTGATTACTACGATACAATGTTAGTTTACATTGAGAGTATACTTAAACAGATAACTAATAGAACTTATCAAATCAAAAACGCAATAGAGTTCATGAGATTCAATTCTGGATTGGGATGATGGATGACTTTACACTAGAGTCAGAAGACTTTGATGAAAACCTACCGTATGTAGAGTTGCAACTTGACATCAACGATGTTCATTTGATATATCGTTCGATGGATAAAATGTTGGAAACTTGGCCTGGTGGTCACCCACAAGAACAAGAAAGATTGTTCTACCTGAGAGACTTTGTGTATAGAATTATATTAGAATATAAGTTTAAGATGGAGTGATAAATATTCACAGATGTATGGACATTTGTGATTGACACGACAGCGAATCTTGTTATTTCCAAATCCAACGAAGTATTTCTAAAAATAGATACTGAACCTCACATAGAATATGAACTTAGAGATCACTTTAAGTTCGAGGTTCCCAATGCAAAATTTATGCCACAG